TGGCTACGGCTACAACGACAGCTACTGTCTCGGTTGCAGCCACCCTTACAGCTACCGCAGTTTTCAAACGGACAGTTAGCGTCCTTAAACCTATTATTAAGAAAATGCTAACTAAGAAAAAGAAAAATGCACAGAACGAAGAGCTTTCTTAACGAGTTCTTTAGTGAAATTGTTAAGGCACTTGTGCTCGTTTGGAGTGCAAGCATTCTGACTGCATCATACATGGGAATGTTGCAAAAGATGGATCCTACGTTTGTGGCGTCTCTGCTTAGCGGAACACTCGCATCTTATGGGATCAGTCGTCCAAAAGACCAAAAGGACAAACCACAACCATGAAAAAACTATTTCTATTGCTGTTGTTAGCTGCGCCTGCATCAGCTCAAACTGTTACCCCTCAGTTTACCCAGGGGTCAATGCAATCCACTACTACCACCACTGTTGACATCTCCCGCACAATTGCGACTGAAGTGTACGGTGGTGCATACTCATCATGGTCTGGAACCAACGTAACTCCAAGTGGGGACATCACCGACTCCTCAACTACTTGGTCGGTAACCACAGCCGGAGAGCAGTTTCAACTGGAGACTGTAACCCGAGCAGCGGGAATCATCGAAACAATCGACGTCACCGAAACCATTACGCAGGAATCTACTACTACCTCGCTTTCTGTCTTCTCGCAATAGTTCCGGTTAAAGCAGAAGAACCGACAGTTAGCAACAATGCATCACCTATCGCGGCTGCAACTGGCAACGTGACTAACCAGGCGGTGCAATTCCAAAACAATGGGGCACCAAGTAGACAACAGTTTACTGGTGGTAACTCCTGTAATGGTACAACTATGACGTTCTCCCCATTTTACATGGGAAACGATACGTTGCCTAAAAGCTACACCCGTAACAATAACTACGGTGCACAGCTTAACTTCTCTGTACCACTTGACGGTGGTATGATTGAGCAGTGTAAAGCTATCGCTAAGCGTCACGAAGAAAAACTTCGGTTAGACTATGAGCTTGTGAGAGCTTTAAAATGCACCGAGATCATGAAGGCTGGATTTACTTTCCGTCCTGGGTCTCGGGTAGAGGTGCTGTGTCATGACATTGTACCTATTGTGTCTTTGACAAATGAAGAAAAAAGCAACTGAAGACCAGTTCAACGAACTGCATAACCTTGTCACTAAAGAATTTTTGGCTCGCATCAAATCTGGTGAGGCAACAACCCAAGATTTGAAAGCAGCTTGTGACTGGCTCAAAACCAACGACATCAGTGGTGTCGCTTACGAAGGTAATCCGTTGTCCAAGTTGGCTAACGTGATGCCACAAGTTGACCCAGAACTCGTCCAGAGTAGGCTCTATGGCAAACGGTAAAACTTCAAACTACTACAAATCAAATCCTAAAGCAGCTGCTCGCCGTCGAAAGCAGCAGCGTGCCTACAACAAGACCGCTGAAGGTCTTAAAATCAGAACCAAAGCAAACAAACTCAATCGAAAGCTCGGTACTTATGGTAACGGCGATGGTAAAGATGCGTCTCACACAGGACCTAATTCCGGTAAACTGGAAAGTCCTAAAAAGAATCGCTCTAGACCACGACGTAACCAAAAGTACGCATGACGCCGCTACTCCCAACTCCTGACGACTACCTTTACAACCTCATAGCCATGACGTCTCCTGAAGCTAAGCGCCTTTGGAGGCGCAGCATTAAAGAATACTTCGGATGCACATGTGTTTATTGCGGAAAAACTTATGAATTACATCAACTTACTTTGGATCACGTTCATCCTCGCGTATTTGGCGGTGGAGACTTCACATCGAACCTCGTTCCAGCCTGTACGTGTTGCAATCAGAAGAAAGGGAGTGAAAACTGGTTAAAATGGATGCGTAATACTTTTGGTACCAATCGATTGCGTGAATCACTTATCCTATCGCATATTAGCTAATGCCTAATGCCAGAAAAGCGGGAGTTCCGCCTGATGTAATTAAAGAATGGACTGCTGATTTTAAAAAGAAAAAAGCAGAACAAAAGGAAACAGGTGGAAACAAACTTCCGTCTGGATCCGTGCAGTACACGCACGAAGGTGTTACTTATACTGCAAAGTGGACAAACCAAGCTAAAGGGTATGTTGGTTTTCCAGAAGCTGCGTATGAAGCCAGAGTTGAAGGTCAGCGTTCTAGAAAAGGAGAACAGCAAAAAATTAAGCTGACTTCTATGGAGCAGCTGATGAATGACTACAAATATCAAGACGCTGCTTTATTAACAGAAGCGTCGGGTCAACGACATGTTGTCGATCATATCGACCCTATTGATAAAGGTGGTTTTTCTAACGCACCATGGAACTTACAAGTTTTAACAGAACCTACAAATGCTGCTAAATCTAACATATTAGGTGGAGCTATTGGTGCACAAGCACGAGAAGAAGGACGTTATCTAGCTGATTTAACTAATCAACTTAGAGGAATGCGCGGTACTATTGGGTTTAGTCCCTTTATGACCGGTGTCACTCTTCCGCCTTTGCCTGGTTTTCAAGAAGACACACCTCAACCTACGGTACTACCCGGTGGTACCGCTTACAAGCCGCCTGAACTAGAAGGCATGGCTACAGATCAAAAACCTATGCAACTACCACCACAGCCGCAGGAAGACCTGTCTCAACAGGTTATGCAAGCAGCTGGTATGGTGTTAACTGTTGGCGCAGGTTTAGTACAAGGCGCTGGTGGCGTTATTAACTTTGTTACCGGCGGCGGATTTTAATTTATGACCGACGTTTTAACCGCCCTTCAAGAGGATTTCAAGCTGTTTCTGCAAGGTTTGTGGTCACAGCTTGACCTTCCTGAACCTACCCGTGCACAATATGCTATCGCAGACTATCTTCAATCTGGACCTAAGCGTCTTCAGATACAAGCTTTCCGTGGTGTTGGAAAGTCATGGATCACTGGAGCCTTCGTCCTCTGGACTCTCTTTAAAGATTCTGAAAAAAAGATTATGATTATTTCGGCGTCAAAAGAACGCGCCGACAACATGTCCATTTTCTTACAAAAACTTATCATTGAAACGCCCTGGTTATCACACCTCAGACCAAAATCTGATGATGCTCGTTGGAGCCGCATTTCGTTTGATGTTAATTGCAGTCCTCACCAAGCTCCTAGTGTTAAGTCTGTTGGTATTACTGGTCAGCTTACGGGTTCACGTGCTGACTTGATGATTCTGGACGATATTGAGGTTCCGGGCAACTCAATGACAGAGTTTATGAGGGAGAAACTGTTGCAGCTCTGTACTGAAGCAGAATCTATCCTTACACCAAAGGAAGACTCCCGTATTATGTACCTTGGTACACCACAAACGACATTTACTATCTATCGTAAGCTAGCAGAACGTAATTATCGTCCGTTTGTTTGGCCTGCGCGTGTTCCACGCAGCCTTAGTAACTACGAAGGTCTGATTGCACCACAATTGCAAGAAGACATTGACATGGGTGCTGAAGCTTGGGACGTAACTGACCCCGACCGATTTAGTGATGATGATCTTATCGAACGTGAGGCGGCAATGGGTCGCAGCAACTTCATGCTGCAGTTCATGCTTGACACGTCCCTTAGCGACGCTGACAAGTTCCCGCTTAAAATGCAAGACCTTGTGGTTACTTCCGTTAACCCTACTACTGCTCCCGATTCCGTCATTTGGTGCTCCGACCCTAAAAACGTCATCAAAGACGCGCCTACTGTCGGGCTACCTGGAGACTATTTCTACTCTCCAATGCAGCTCCAAGGTGAGTGGCATCCTTACACCGAAACAATCTGCAGCGTTGACCCGTCGGGTCGAGGCAGCGATGAGACGGCAGCAGCTTTTATTTCCCAACGAAACGGTTACCTGTACTTGCACGAAATGCGTGCTTACAGAGACGGATACTCAGACAATACGCTTTTGGACATTCTAAGAGTATGTAAAAAATACAACGTTACCAAACTTGTAATCGAAACAAACTTCGGTGACGGTATTGTCGCAGAACTCTTTAAAAAACACCTACAACAAACTAAACAGGCTATTGGAGTTGAAGAAGTCAGAGCAACGCTTCGTAAGGAGCAGCGTATTATTGATGCCCTTGAGCCTATCCTTAATCAACATCGCCTTGTTGTTGATCGCTCTGTCATCGACTGGGATTATACCTCAAACAAAGATGAGGCACCTGAAAAACGACTGCAATACATGCTATTTTATCAAATGAGTCGCATGTGTATGGAGAAAGGTGCTGTTCGACACGATGACCGTATTGACTGCCTTGCACAAGGCGTTAAATACTTTACAGACGCAATGGGTATCTCTGCTCAAGAGGCAGTGAACCAGCGTAAACGTGACGAATGGAACGACCTACTCCGATCGACACTAGATGACCCACAGTCTAGCGCTAACCACCTTGTTTTGGGCATGAATATGGAACAAAGACAAGCAGCTAGAGGTAACGCTAAAAACGGTGTTCCCACCTGGGTTTAGCCAGCTCCCTGACGTATACAGGAGGAAGGGATGGGTGGACCCGACTTCCTGTGATGGGGACTCTTCGGAGTCCCTTTTACTACTGTAACTAGATTACAGAGAGACATGTGTATTTATACACCTGTGTCACTACTAAAACACCTTTACTACTGTATGCACTCCGTAAAACTTATTCACTCAACACCTGATGGTGATAACCTTGTCAGCTATATGGCACGTGTATCTAATCCATCTAATCAAAACAACACTGAGACCAGTGCTCGTTTAATCAAATACCTAATCAAACATAAACATTGGTCACCGTTTGAAATGGTAAACATGTGTGTAGAAATACATACAACACGATCTATTGCAACTCAAATACTACGTCACAGATCGTTTAGCTTTCAAGAGTTTTCACAACGATACGCACAAGTCACAGATAAACCAGAGGTACCGGCGTTCCGCCGTCAAGACACGGTTAACCGCCAAAATAGTACCGATGATTTAGAACTTGCTACTGTTTTAGAGTTTGAACTCAAAACTCAATCGCTATACGACCTGTCATACAGCCTTTATGAGGAGATGTTGCAAGCTGGTGTAGCTAAAGAGTGTGCACGAGAGGTTTTGCCCCTGTCTAGCCCGACTAAGCTGTACATGAACGGCTCTTTGCGGTCTTGGCTGCATTATACTGAGCTAAGGTGCGCTAACGGGACTCAACATGAGCATAAACTGATTGCTGATGGGTGTAAACAGCTTATTAAAGAGACGTTTCCGGCTGTATACGCAGCTA